AGGGCCTGGATCAGGCCATCGACGGTCTGGTGAAGGGTGAGGATTCCTCGTTCCTCTTCGGTGAGGTCGAGCCCGCGGGCATGCACGGGGCAAAACCCGGTCAGCGGAAGGACGGACTGCCGAGCAAGGGAGGGTTTGCGGACCTGCCCCTGGCAGAGAAGATGGCATACGCAAACGACCACCCCGGCGACGCCGCTGTGACGGCCTGGCTGGGGAAACAGTAATCAGAAAGGACTGAATCATAATGGCAGTTTTTGATAGCAAGAATTTCAATGCGGAAGTATTCGGCAAGTACCTGGAGACCGTCCCCCGCGTGAAGCAGAACGCCCTGCTGAAGGCCGGCGTGCTGCGGACCCGGACCGACCTGCGGGCCATGCTCTCTGAGCAGACCGGCGGCAACTACATCTCCGTGCCCATGACCGGCCTGATCGGCGGTGCCGCCCTGAACTATGATGGGGCCACCAACATCACCGCCACCAGTCTGGAGACCTTCCTCCAGAGCATGATTGTGGTGGGCCGCGCCAAGGCCTGGGAGGAGAAGGACTTCTCCTTCGACATCACCGGTCACGACTTCATGGCAGAGATCGCCAAGCAGGTGGCCAACTACTGGGACGACATCGACCAGATCACCATCCTGAAGACTCTGGAGGGTATCTTCGGCGTCACCGCCAACAGCTTCAACACCGGCCACACCCTGGACATCACCAGCGCCGCCACCAAGACCGTAGGGGCTACCACCCTGAACGATGCGGTTCAGCAGGCGGCCGGTGCCAACAAGGACATCTTCAAGGTCGCCATCATGCACAGCGTGGTAGCCACTCACCTGGAGAACCTGCAGGTCCTGGAGTATTGGAAGGAGACCGACGCCAACGGCGTGCAGAAGCCCACCGGCCTTGCCAGCTGGAACGGCCGGACCGTCCTCATCGACGATGATGTTCCCGTGGACACCACCGGCACCAATCCCAAGTACACCACCTATCTGCTGGGCGAGGGTGCCTTTGATTACTGCGACTGCGGCGCGAAGGTCCCCTCCGAGGTCTACCGTGATCCCACCACCGTGGGCGGCAAGGACATGCTGATCACCCGCCAGCGGAAGATCTTCGCCCCCAAGGGCTTCAGCTTCGTCCAGCCCTCCACTGCGATCGTGAGCCCCACCGACACCAACCTGGCCACTGCCGCCCGCTGGACCGTGGTGAAGGACACTGCCGGCACCGGCTACTTCGACAGCAAGGCAATTCCCTTCGCCCGGATCATCAGCGAGGGCTGAGAAGGGCATGAGCCTTTCAACCTTTCAATCGTTTGGGAGGTGAGCCCCCGTGGAAGAGAAAATGAATGAGCTCCTGACGGCTCTGGGGCTGACCGAGAAGGTGGACGATCCTCTGAAGGTCTATGTACTCTCCTCCGTCAGAGAGCGGCTCCTGAATGAGACCAATCTGACCGTGCTTCCCGATGGGCTGGCCTGCCTGGGCGCAGAGCTGGCCCTGGGGGAGCTGCTGCGGCTGAAGAAGTCCATGGGGCTCCTGGACATCGAGGGGCTGGACCTGGACGCCGCCGTGAAGTCCATTCAGGAGGGCGACACCAACATCACCTTCGCCTCCGGTGAGGGCTCCCTGACGCCGGAACAGCGGCTGGACGTGCTGATCGCCCGCCTGACCGCGGACCGCTCCAGGGAGATCCTCCGGTACAGGAGGCTGGTATGGTGAACAAAGCGGTACAGAAAGCCCTGGCGGCTCTGTGGACTGACCGGGTCACCGTGTACCAGAACCAGAAGGTCACGGACCCGGTGACCCACATCACGGACTTTCGGGAGGTCGCCATCCTGGAGGACCAGCCCTGCAAGCTGTCCTTCGAGACACTGGCTGCCGCCCAGGGAGATCCGGCGGCAGCGGTGAGCCAGGAGGTCAAACTGTTCCTGTCCCCGGACGTCACCGTTCCTGCCGGGTGCAGGGTGGTGGTGACCCGGTCAATAAGGTCGAATTGCCCCCGGCAATTCGGTCAGAGCTTATCAAACAGTCCGGAAGACTGTTTGACCAATGAGACGGAGCGGGTCCTGACCTACACTTCCTCCGGCCTGGCCGGGATGTTCCATAACCATCAGGAGATCAGCCTGGTTCCGGAAGGCCGGTGGGCGTGATGGCCAGATGGGGAAGCTGTGATTTCAGCCAGCTGAAGAAACTGGCTGACCGGCTGGATAAGCTGGAGGCCGGCGATCTGGACGCCTTCACCGAATCCGTTGCCAAAGAGCTGGGTGCCCGGCTGCTGCGGATGGTGAAGAAGCGGACCCCCGTTGGTGTGAAGCCTGAATGGGTGGACCCGGAGATCCTGCAGAAGTACTGGTCCGGCTATGTAGGCGGCACCCTGCGGGACGCCTGGAAGGTCCTGCCTATTGAGAAGCAGGGGAACGACTACATCGTCACCATCGTGAACAACACGGAGTACGCCAGCTATGTGGAGTACGGCCACCGGCAGAAAGCGGGTTATGTACCTGCTCTGGGGGTTCAGCTGAAAGACGGCTGGGTCCCGGGGGTATTCATGCTCCGCTTGTCCCTGGAGGACCTTGAGAAGAACACCCCAAAGTGGGTGGAGAAGAAAATGGAACGTTTCCTGAAGGAGGTGTTCAACGGTGATCAATAGGATCGTGAAGGGCGTTGCGGCAAAGCTCCACGACGCCTTCGGTGACGGATATCTCATCCATCAAAACGACATCCGGCAGGGGCTGGAGCCTCCGTGCTTTCTGATCACTACCGTGGGGCCATCCCTGGATCCTCAGCCAAACGGCCTGCGGCTTCTGACCGTTCCACTGGACATCTCTTACTTCCCCACTGACAGCGGCGACAACGAAGACATGGAACAGGTCGGCTTCACCGCTATGCTGGCCGCAGAGCTCATCCCATGGGATGAGAGCAGAAAGCTCCGGGGCCTGCGGCGGTCAACGGAGATCGTGGACGGAGTGCTCCATATCTCCGTGACCTATGAGGTCCGTCTGCGGGAGATCGAAGACGCCGACCTGATGGAAATTCTGGACCTGCAGATACACCTGCGGGAATCGTAATAAGAAAGGATGATGAGAAATGGCGCTTGGAGGAGGTACCTTTACCATCCAGGACAAGGTCCTGCCCGGCAGCTACATCAATTTCGTCTCCCTGGCCAACGCCCCCGGCGTACTGGGAGAGCGGGGCACGGCTGCGGTGCCCATGACCCTGAGCTGGGGCCCTCTCGGTGAGGTGTTCACCGTGACCCGGAAGCAGTTCTCCAATGTGGCCCAGAAGCTCTTCGGCTACTCTGCCAAGAGCGACGAGCTGCGGCCCATCCGGGAGCTGTTCCTGGGGGCCAACAAGGTGCTGTTCTACCGGCTGGGGACCGGCGGCGCGAAGGCTGCCAACACCTTCGCCACTGCCAAGTATCCCGGCGTCCGGGGCAATGCCCTGAAGATCGTTGTCCACAAGAACACCAAAGCAAAGGAAAGCGATCCCGACACCTTTGATGTCACCACCTTCCTGGGTACCGAGCTCATGGACCGGCAGAAGGGCGTCAAGAATGTGGCGGAACTAAAGGACAACGCTTTTGTGACGTGGAAAACCACTGCCACCCTTGCGGACAACGATGCCGGAACCGCTCTCACCGGCGGCTCTGACCCCACCGTATCCGCCGACAGTTATGATGCGTTTTTCGAGAAGCTCCAGCCCTATCACTTCCAGGCTATCGGTGTGGCGACCACTGATGCCGACATCAAGGCGAAGGTCGTGGCCTTCACCCAGGAGATGAGGGATGACTACGGCGTCAAGTTCCAGGCGGTGCTGTTCCGCTATGAGAGCGCCGACTATGAGGGCGTGATCAGCGTGGAGACCGGCCTGAAGGACGACAACACCGACCCATCCCTGGTCTACTGGGTCATCGGCGCGGAGGCCGGCTGCGGTCTGGGCGCCAGCCTGACCAACGCCCTGTACCCCGGCGAGTATGCGCCTGATCTGGACGTCACCCAGCAGGAGCTCATCAACGCCCGACAGAGCGGCAAGCTGATCTTCCACCGGGTGGGCGACGACGCCCGTGTCCTGGCGGACATCAACACCCTGACCACCTTCACCGAGGCCAAGGGCGAGGGCTTCAGCCAGAACTCCACCATGCGGACCCTGGACCAGATCGGCAACGACATCGCCACTCTGTTCAACACCCGCTACATCGGGACGCCCAACGACAACGCCGGCCGCATCGCCCTGTGGAGCGACATCGTGAAGCACCACCAGGCTCTGGCCACTGAGCGGGCCATCGAGGACTTCGAGCCCGAGGACGTTACCGTGGAGCCCGGCGAGGACCGGTACTCCGTGACCGTCACGGACTATGTCCTGCCCACCGGCGTCCTGGAGAAGCTGTATATGACCGTCATCGTGCGGTGATAAGGAGGGAACACCATGAATGATGTGACCATGAACGCCGTAGACGCCATCTATGGCGCGCTTGCGGAATGCTATGTGACCATTGACGGGAACCGATACAACTTGATGCAAATGGTCAATTTTGACTCCCACTTCCAGAGCAACATCGTGGACGTGCCTATTCTGGGGCGGATCACCAAGGGTCACAAGATGACCGGCGGTTCCGGCTCCTGGAGCGGCACGCTCCACTACAACACCTCGGTCTTCCGCCAGTGGATCCTGACCTATAAGCGGACGGGGGTGCTGACCCCCTTCGAGATCCAGGTGACCAACGAGGACGAATCCGCCTCCGTGGGCCGGCAGAGTATCATCCTGAAGGGGTGCCTGCTCAGCGACGTCACCCTGGCGAAGTTCGACGCCAATGACGCAGTGCTGGATGAGGACCTGTCCGGGACCTTCGATGACTTCGAAATTCCCGAATCTTTTGCCAACCTGAGCGGAATGTAAGAACAGGAGGATCAGACGATGAAAGACATGCGCGCGTTTTTTGCCCAGAACATGAAGCCCGTCGCCGCCGTGACCTACGTGGCCACGGAGCGGCTGACCGACCCTGAGACCGGGAAGCCGCCCGAGTGGGAGATCACGCCCATCACGGCGGACGAGAACCTGGCCATCCGGCGCAGCTGCGTAAAGATGATGCCCATCCCCGGGAAGAAGAACCAGTACTCCCAGAACATCGACGCCAACGCCTATATGATCAAGCTGGCCGTCCGCTGCACTACTTACCCGAACCTGAATGACGAGGAGCTCCAGAACAGCTGGGGCGTCATGGGGGCGGAGCAGCTGCTGGGGGCCATGCTGGCACCCGGCGAGCTGGATGACTACACCCAGAAGGTTCTGGAGGTCAACGGCTTTGAGAAGGTGGAGGCCGACCTGGTGGAAGAGGCAAAAAACTGATCCGGGAGGACCGGGAGGCGAGCTACGCCTACTGGTGCCTCCATAAATTTCACTGGCCGCCCTCCCGCTTCCTGGCCATGGACGTATTTGAGCGGTCCTATGTCTGCGCCGCCATCGACCTGTACGCCGAGGCGGAGAGACGGGAGGCGGACAAGGTGAAGCGGGCCGGAAGAAGGAGGTGAGCGGACTTGTCAACGATACAGCAGTCTCTTCGGATCTATGACGGGATGAGCGGGCCGCTGAAGAATATCAACCGGGTCCTGCACACCGTTCTGGACTCCTTCGAGGCCATGCAGTCCGCCTCCGGCAATGCGGTGGATACATCCAATCTTCAGAACGCGAGACGGGATCTGGAGCGGATCGACGCCGAGTTCCGGCGGATGGAGGAGAGCGCTGAGGGCGTCCGCCGGGAGCAGAAAAGGCTCAACAACAGCTTCGACGAGGGAACCACCGCCGCAGGGCGGATGGGGCGGATGCTCAAGGCCGGGGTCGCCGCCATGCTTTCAGCCAGGACCGTTACCAGGATCTCCGACTGGCTGAAGGAGAGCATGGATCTGTCTGACGTCCAACGGAACGCCGAGATGCAGCTGCGCACCGTCATGCAGAATGTGGGCATGACTCAGGAGGCCTTCGAAGAGCTGAAACGGACCGCCTCCGGGATCCAGGGCAAGGGGATCTACGGCGACGAGGCCATGCTGGGGGGTGCGGCGGAGTTTGCCACCTACCTCTCCGACCCGAAGGCTATCGAAAAGATGATGGGGACCCTGTCCAACTATGCCATGGGCATGAGCGGCGGCGGGGCCCTGGACTACAACCAGATGGTCGATTACGCCACCCAGCTGGGGAAGACGTTGAACGGCAGCTACGACGGGCTCCTCAAGAAAGGCTTCACCCTGACGGACCAGCAGAAGGAGATCATCGCCAACGGGACCGATATGCAGAAGGCCCTGGTGCTGGATGAGGTGATCGCCGAGAGCTGGGACGGCCTGTATGAGGCCATGAGCAGCACTCCTCAGGGGAAGATCATCCAGCTGCAGAACTCCATCGGCGACCTCCGGGAGGAGGTAGGCGAACGGGTCTATCCCCTGGTGGCCCGGATCGCGCAGATCTTCTCGAACCACTTCGACACCATCCAGACGGTGGTCGGCGGCTTCACCACCGCCTGTCAGGTGGTCATCTTCATCCTGGGAAGCCTGGCCGACGCCGCCATGACCGCCGGGGACTTCATCGTGGACCACTGGACCGTCATTGCCCCGATCGTCTTTGGAATCGCAGCGGCCCTGGCTGCCTGGCGCATCGCCCAGACCCTGCTCAACGCAGAACTGGCCAAGAGCCCCGTGGTCTGGATCGTGGTGCTTGTCATCGCATTGGTGGCCGCCGTTTACTCCGTGGCCTCCGCAATCGCAAAAACCACCGGCGTGGCCAAAACCGGCTTCGGCGTCATCGCGGGAGCGATCAATGTGGTGATCCAGTTTGTCTGGAACCTCATCAAGGTCGTGGGCGCGGTGCTGGTGGGAACGCTGACGACCACAGGCGTCATCGCCTCCAATACATTTCTGGCCATGGGCAATCTGATCCATGGTGTGGGGAATGTGGCAAAGACGGTGGCGGATAACATCGGAATCTTCTTCGAAAACGGCTTTCACAGAGCAAAGAGCGCCGCTCTGACCTTCGTTTCCAATGCCGCCGGCAAACTGCTGGACCTGGTGAGCTCAATCAATAATGTGCTCGGCCTGTTCGGCACGCAGATCGATACATCCCGTCTGGAGAGCATCGTCAGCTCCACTGCGGCTGCGGCATCGGCGGAGAACAGCAAGATCAGGAGCTATGAAGACGTAGGTGCGGCCTTTCAGGAGGGCATGAGCACTTACCAGTACAACAGCCTGGGTGATGCGCTGAACCGAGCAGTCCCCTGGACCGCTTTCGAAGACGGCTGGTCCCAGAAGGCTTTTCAGGCAGGTGCAGCCCTGGGCGACAAAGCTGTGGACAAAATGACCGGAACTCTGTCCGCAGCCGCGCCATGGAGCAGTTCCACCGTAGACACCAGCCTGGATCCCGCCAGTGCCGCGGGGAAAGCCCTCAGCGGCATCAGCGACGGCGTGGACAGCATTGCAGGGAATACCGCCGACCTGCGGGATACTGTGGGAACGTCTACCGAGGAGCTGAAGCTCCTGCGGGAAATGGCCGAAAGGCAGGCCATCAACCAGTTCACCACGGCGGAGATCCGGGTGGAGATGACCAACAACAACAATATCAACTCTGAAATGGACCTGGACGGCATCGTCCGGTACATGGAAGAGGCCGTGGAAGAATCCCTGTATAAGACAGCCGAGGGGGTGCACATCTGATGGCGGACGACAAAAGCATCAATGGCTCCATCGGTTTGTCGGCTGATCCTGGCCTGGCTTTGCTGGAAGAGGAAAACGCCTCAAAAGGTTTCTGGTGGGAGACCGGGAATGGCCTGACCAAACGCGGCAGGAACGCCCCCGATGAATACAGGAGACAGCTTAGAGAACGGAGGAACGAGAGGTACAGTTCTTCCTCTGCTACGGAACAGCCCGTATTCACCGGCGGCGAAGGCTACCGGGTGTATGTGGACGATCTGCTTCTCCCGGTGCCGCCTGCCAAGCTGGAGCTGTCCATCAAGAACCGGAACAAGACCATTGAACTGGTCAGCGGCGGCCAGATCAACTTGCTGAAAACGCCGGGCCTGTCGGAGGTGAAGTTCACCGCCCTCCTGCCGAACCAGCCCTACCATTTCGCCATGTATGAGGGTGGATACCGGAATGCCCACAGCTATCTTGATAAGCTGGAAGCACTGAAGGTGAACCGGAAGTCCTTCCCCCTCCGGGTGCTGCGGATGGGTCCCGGCGGCGATCTGGTGATGGACAGCACCAGCCTCACGGTATCCCTGGAGGATTACTCCATCCTGGAGGACGCAGACCAGTACGGCCTGGACATGGCTGTGGATCTGACCTTCAAGCAGTTCCAGCCCTACGGGACCAAGACCTATGTCCTCTCCGGGGATACATCCGCAACGGAAGTCAAACAGAGGGACGTTGTCCTGACTGCTGGACAAACGTCGTATACCCTCCAGGAGGGAGACACCCTGTACTCGGTCGCAAAGAAGCTGTATGGGGATGGCTCCATGTGGACGCAGATTTACGACCTGAATAAAGATGTGATCGAAGAGGCCGCTAAGAAGGATGGCCTGGAGAGCAGCTCCAACGGGAACGTGGTCTATGCCGGGACTGTTCTGAAGATGCCGCCGAAGGCTGCGGAACAGGCGGTGGCGACGGGGCAGACCGGTAGAACCCAGTCCAACCCGGAGAGCTACAGCCGGCTGTATACTGACGCCGACGTGAACAAGCTGGCGCGCCTGCTCATGGGGGAGGCCGGGGGCATCCCCAGCAAAGTGGAGATCGCCTGTGTGGCATGGGTCGTGTGTAATCAGAAGGATGCCGGATTTGCCAAAACCCTGGACGGCGTTATGGTCCCGAACCACTTTAACGGCCTGCGATATCAGGGTAAGATTTCCGACACCTGCAAATTCCTGGCCAGGGATGTGTTGGAACGGTGGAGCAAGGAACACGCCGGCTACACTAATGTCGGCAGGGTAATCCCTCGGGATTACCTGTATTTC